GTTCCATCGTGTACAACAACGGCATTTAGGAAAAATTCGACGTAGGATTTTACAATCTCTACGATCGACTTCCTTGCTGGATGTTATCCGAGCAAGCCTAGGGGCGTCGCCATCATAGATGGCTTCGTCCTTAGCGTTCCAGTACCATTGGTTCAGACGCCACCTGGGGTCCGAACAATCAAGAGTACATTTAGTACTCTCGACGTACACACTGCAGAGCGCCTCGGTACAATACAAAAATGTATTATACCGGACGGCTCTTTTCCGTAACAGATACTCTTGGTCAATTAATGAACGACGCTCATATAGCCCATAAGGCTGAAGTGAGACATCGCTTGTTAAAGGAACAAGAGGATTAACTTGCGTTATATCTGCCCGGAGCAGAAGACGTAGGCGGTCGAACATCCCGTATTTTAACACTACACGGTTGTGTAGATCCAAAAGCGACTGGTAGTCGTTTTTGATGTTAAAAGACGAAGGATCAATTTTCAAGCGAACCGGAGTGATATCGGTGCCGAGATAGGCATCCATACCACAAGATTCGCGAAAAAGACCGTGAACGAATGATTTGTTTTTGTTGACTAGAAGATTGTTAGACTCTAGTCCACGCACAACAGCCTCGTAATAGTCTTTAGGGACGATAATATCGTCTCCGAAGACGCGAACGAGTCTGAAAGCGGAAAGGACCTTTTCGAAAGGTATTTTCCGCGCTGATACGAAACCCTGCTCTGCTAATATAGCAGCAACAGAGATTGTACAGCATACAACACTTAATATGGAGAAGGTTTTTCCGTCTCCCATAGGTGCGAACATAGACAACCGATGCTTCTTCCCATTGGGAAGCCAAGCATGGGTAGGTCTACAGCATGCCAACGCAAGATAATCATTGCGATGGAACAGATAACATACTAGACTAAGCGGTAGACGATCACTAGCATCAGATAAATCTAATGTAGCGTTACTACCGAATATAGATCCGCGGAGAGCAAGTTCCTTAGAAGGACCTTGATCGTCGTAGTCTATAGATTCCCTATACCATAAGTTGTTCTTACAGAACTTCTTAATGTTATAATCGCAGCCTAATTGACATATCATTGCCTCTTTCGGGGAAATGAAAACGCCTCTAGGTCCTTTCCAAGTTTTTGGAACAAGAGTGAGCCTGCATTCGACATTCCTTTCAGAATGAAGAGATGCGGGATCATCTGCTGGAACGCATGTCCTACTTCTATGACCGAAATTCTCTGTTTTGCAGAGGAAATCGGAGCCATAGTAAGTGGCCATGTTATCAGGAATGGGATCAAAATAGCACTTGCTATCGTGACTTTCATTCTTGAGTGTAGCACCAGGTCCGTGCCTACCACCACGTGCAACCGCGCGTGGCGTGAGGTCCAGATCTAGTGTAGCACGTCTAATAATTTGACGAGCGATTCGAGTAACTTCGTTACGAGGATCACGGCGCCAAAAACGAGTAATACTTTCGTTTTTTTCGAAAGCCTCGATGTATGCATCTTCATGTTCTTGTGTATGTGCTTTCTTTTGTTTTAGCAGGAACGACGTTATCTGATAGAGGTCACGTACTTTCTTAAGTACGTCACACGTAGCGAACTCATCTAAATGGAAATGATCGAAATCAACAAGATTTCGATCTATCCAATCATTGAGTTCGTCTAGATCAGACTGAACACCGAACCGACTTTCGGCTGCTCTTAGAAGCAATTTCTTGCCTCGATCGAGCGTTACATATTCGATTTTATCTGGTATGTAATAACAACCGATATCGCGACACAGGCATCGCAGATACAATAGTGTATTTTGCATATATAGCCTTTCGTTGTACAAACG